GTGTCACGACCGCTTCACGCGATCCTTTGATTGTGACACGCCTCCTTGGCTTCTTAGCTAATTGCTTGGCCATGATGATGATTCAGCAGTGAACAGTGACGACTAAATGGGTGGGTAGTGCTATCAAAGCACTGAGATTGGTCACAATAAGATTGTAACCATGACAAGATGGCTTCCATTATGCCATCGCCCTCCACCGGCCCGGAGGCCGGAGATTGCCTAATACAAATATTGATAAGGATCACTGCCGTCTAAGGACTGACAGAGATCGTAGCGATCAAGATCATCTAGATAGTCTTGGAGAGCGCGGTCAGAAAAGTGTTCCGTAGCCATTTCTGCAATATTTCCCAATGCATCTGCATCGGGCAGGGATGCGTCATCAGTTGGCCCCTGTGGTAATTGTTTACGCAACTCTAGATCAAAGTAGAATGGTTTGGCAATCTTTGTTTCGGCGGAGAATACATTCGCCAGTCGTCGTCGAGGTATCGCTTTTATCTTGAATTCAACCTGGGACAATTGTTCCGGAGTTTGACAGACATTGAGTTCAGGAGCAACTCGTTTGCTTGACTCTTTGTCACTAAAGCGTACCTCGCATAATCCTCGTTTCGGCTCCATCCGACCACGTAGTACAAGGACTCCATGGAGTTCCTCTGTAGTGGCTGGATTTAGGGAAGAAGCTGCATCGGAAGTGATAATCGTTTCAAGTCCGGTCTTCGGCAGCTCTTTCCGCACTTCGCCTTCAAACGACTTGTACAACTGATGAGAGCGACCTGCCATGAGTTTCTGAAACTCAGTGAAGTAGACATCTTCATGGCAGCATTGAGGCAATCTCAGGCCACATCCCCCCAGCTCTGTGGGCGCCACTAGACTGTAGCGTCCTTGTTGGGTGTGGATATCTATTGATTTCTTCCAATAGTGTTTGATCCTGTCAAATGCCCTGCGTGGGTTGTTGGCATTATCGAGAATCCACTGGAGTTTTGGAATCAATGGGCGTTCGGCCGTCTCCGCTCTCAGGGGTATTTGTTCTGGTCCGTTAGACTCCTGTAGTAGCAGGCCACAATTAAGGAACGGTATCTTTTTAAAGGTACTCCGTCCGTCCGGGTTGGTCCCCGGTTTGTGTAGCCATGACTCAGAGTTGACTGTGATGTAATTTGGGCTAATATAATTCTTTCCCGGAGAAAGTGTGAAGCCAGCACGGCTAATCCACTTCTGCC